TTTTCTTATAGAGTAAGAAAAAAAGAATGCCTAGATATACCAGATAAAATGTACATACAAAGACACATTGAATTATCTGATGAACAAAGAAAGGCTTATGAAGAATTAAAACTTTTAGCCATAGCAAAGATACAAGATGAGAAGGTATCTTTTAATAACAAGCTTACTGAATTATTAAAACTACAACAAGTTACAAATGGATTTGTTAAGACTAATGATGATAAAATAGTTAATTTTAAAAGTAACCCTAAACTTACAGAGTTGATGAACATATTAGAGGAGACAGATGATAAGTGTATTATTTGGGCTAACTATGTGCACAATATAGAAATGATTAAGAAAAAATTAAGAGAAACATATGGTGTAGATTCTGTAGTATCTATATATGGAAAAGACTCAGTTGAAAAAAGAAATGAAGCAGTGGAGCTTTTTCAAAACAATGATGAGTGTAGATTTATTGTTGGTAATCCTACAGTAGGTGGATATGGTTTAACTCTTACTGCAGCTAGACATGTAATATATTTTAGCAATTCATATAATTTAGAGGTTCGTTGGCAAAGTGAAGATCGTGCTCATAGACATGGACAAACAGGCCAAGTTACTATTATAGATATTATCGCAAGAGATAGTATTGATGAAATGGTTTTAAATTCTCTTGAAAACAAAATAGAATTATCTGCTAAAACTCTTGGAGAGCAGGTTCAGAAGTGGCTTTAACTTCTAATGTACATATAGTGTCGTTGTGTTGAGATCCATGATTTACTAATAAAATTTTTTCTATTTTAAAACCATTCTTTTTACCAATACCACCTGAGTTCCAACCAAATGAAATTACCCTACCATTTGGTTTTATTATTCTAGCTATTTCTTTTTTACAGTTAGACCAATAACTATTATTCATGGGATGTTCTAATGATATTCCATTACTATGATACATTTCTTTAAGTTGACGTTGAGAATATGGTGGATCAAACACAAGACTTAATTTAGAATTAGTTTTAATTTTTTTTAAGTATGTAATTGCATCTTCTTTAAATGGATATGGAAAAGGATCTACATAATCTGACCCTATATTTTCTTTTATAAATTGTTTAATAGGCTTTATGTCAAATGTCTGATGGTTTGGCATCGCCCAAACTCTTTTTATTATCATGATATTTCCTTACTCTTTCCATCCACTTCTCTTCATATTCATTTAATTTATTTTGATCCATTTTAAACTCTTGATAAACCACATCTTTGGTGCATATACATATAAGCCCTTGTGTTATTGGTCCATATTGTTTTTTATGTGCAAGTGAATATGCTGCGATTTGATAATAATAATCCTCTACATATTCTTCACGTTTAATTTTATTACTTTGTTTAAAGTCTAATATAGTGGGTTTTTCATCATATAAACCAACAACATCTGTAGCTCCTGCCCATAAATCTTCATATGCAAGACAAACCTCATTACCCCAAACTACTTTCAAAGGGTCAAGATTGTTTACTATCTCATGAGCCATTAAACGTGTCTGAGCCCCCTCTGGAGAAAGATTTATGTATCCACGGCCATCTATGTAGTTTTCTAGGACATAGTGCATCTCTGTCCCTCTGAGAGCTGCCTGAGAGGTAATTCTAGCAGCTTCTTGGTACCCTACTCTTTCTCTCCATGCATCGAGTCCTGATTTCTTATCTTCTGATTGAGTAGCAGATATAATTGTTGTTACACTAGGAATTTTCTTATCACCCACATTATAGTGCCGTGAGCCGAGATCATTGTCTCTGGTATATTTCTTATAATTGTATTTAGATTCTCTTTTTAAATCAGTTATAGAAAATTTATTTTTTTCTCGTTTAAGACGCACAAGGTCTTCTATTATAAATTTATAACAAGGGCAATAATAATTCCTACCATAGAAGTAATAAGAAAAGCCATTGTGCTCATTAGTATTTTCTCTATTCTATGTATATCTGTGTGTAAGTCTTTTAATTTTTTGTTAGTTTCTTCTTGCATAATTCTACAAAGTTTTTCGTGATCGTCTATTCTTTGATGTGCTAGTTTATCGTTACTTTCGGACACTTGCTATTCCTCCCTTATGAAAGAGGTTTAGCGTTTGAGCTAATTGTGGATCTGCTGCACCAGTTGGAGTTGCACTACCTTGATTAATAATTGGGAAATTGCTTTGTGGTACATTTGGTAATGGCACTCTATTATTCTCTACTTGTTGCTCTGCTGCATCCATATAATTTTGTATACCAGATCTAACTTCTGAAGCTTCTGCTTCTGGAATAATACCTAAAGTTACCAAACGACCTAGCATTTGGTTATAAACTGATTGCATTTTTTTTGGTGTATTTGTACCTTTTGCGACAGCTTCTATATTAGACTTAAATGCCAATCTTTGAAACTTAGGATCTAGCATAGCTTTACCAATAAATTTTGGTGCAATAATGACACCTAAAGCAGGAGCTATATTACCAGTTACTGCTAAACCACCTGCGAATATACCACCACCGAATTGTAATAATTGGCCAGCTGCTCCAGCTTGTTTTAATTGTATAAGTACACCACCAGGAATTCCACTTATGTCTGATATCTGACCTTGAGCAAAACCAAGAGTAGTTTGTAAATTTTCTAATTTTATTCTATCAGCTTTATTTGGATACAGTTTTTTTAATGTATCAGCATTATTATCTAAGGCTCTAATAAATTTTCTTACATTGTAAAAACCACCAAATTGTACATTGTCTTCAAATGAATCAGCCAACATATTACTTAGGAAGTGACCTCTTAAAGAATTTTTTAAATCACCAACTTGTTTTGTAGTTACTGCTTTTCCATATATATCTAAATTATTTTTTGTTATTGTTGGTAGTGCTTCGATATCATCTAATACTCTTGTTAAAAGATCTATCTTGTTACCTTTTGTTATATTTTGAAATATAGAACCTAAGTCAGCTGTCTCTCTTGCACCTTTGGATAATAGTGCCGTAACTGTTCCTCTTTCAAATACATCTTTACCATCTTTGTAAAAAGATCTTGCTTCTTCTAAAGCATCAGCTGCTTTAGGATTTAAACCTGCTTTTCTTAATGCTTCTGGTGATAACATATCATCCATAACCTTTAATGTTTTATCTACTGGTGCGATTCCATTGAATGCCTCTTTTGCTATCAACATTTGTTTGTGTGCTGCTAAACTTGCTCTCTTTGCAGCTAAATCTACATAAGAGAATTTACCACCAAATTCATCGCCTAATTTAGTTAGGTCATCATTTAACGCACTAAATATTTTAAAATTAATATTTTCTCTTCCACCACCAATACCCCTTGCAATATTTTCATTTATTTCTGCTACAGTTTCTGAAAGACTATTTGAGGTACCTACTTTATTAAATATACTAAGAGCTGGTGTTCGTGTGCCTTTGCCCAATAAATCGTCAACTCTTTTAAACATATCATCTGATGCTTTTTTAAATAACAAGGAGCCATTTGTAAAAGTGTTAAAAAATAAACTACCTAATTCTGATTTATCACCAACCAAACTTCCCTCTGTCATTTCATTTACAACATCATTAGCAACTCTATCTCCAACCTTTTTTAATCCTCTATATCTTTTAGCGAATTGTCCACCACCTAAAATAGATTTAGACATGATTGTTTCTAGAATATTAATAGTTTGGTTATTTGTTTTAAATGCAGGGGTTAATCCTTTTTGTGATTCAATGGCTGCATCTTTGATAGTAGTAAATTCATCTTTCTTAATACCATTTCTTTTCATGTATTCTAAAATTTTTTTATCATCCGGTTTAAGAGTTTTTAAAGTTTTTGCTTGATCCTCTAATGATAAACCTCTTAAAGTTTTAGCAACATCATCACCATATAATATTTCATATGATTTATTTTTTAATTGTGATTCTGCTAATTGTGCACCAGTTAATTCATCTGCAAAGTTTCTAGGCTTACCTAATATTTTAGAAATGATTGGCGCAGCTTTGATAGCTAGTGGTGCTCCAATAGCTTCACCTAAAGCTCCTTCTCCTGCAGCTCTTGCAACTTCTTTGACTACATTTTCACTAGGATCAAATGTTTCTGCAACTAAAGCTCCAGCACCACCCCCTGCTGCAGATCCTCCAGAGGCTTTTGCTAAAGCTTTTAAAAAAGGTAAACTTCTCATACCTACCATTCTAGCGATACCTGGAAGAGTAAATCCTCCTGCAGCGATAGAGCCTACAATTGAACCAGCTACCTCTGTAGCTATTCTACCAAAGTTAGGGCCATCTGCGTATTGTGTTGCTTGTTTATCTGCAATACCATCACCAACACCTTCGGTCATTATAGTTTTTAACGCTTTACTTATTTCAGCACTTTCTTCTGTAGTAGGAGTATCTCCTTCTATTTCAACTATTCCTAATCCTTGTACGTTTATTTTAGCCATATTATTTTTTTACTAGTTTGCCCTCTTTAAAAACATAAAAATCTAACTGAGGATCATAGGTTAATGATTCTGGATTAGCTGAAATACCTAATTCACTAAAAGCATCTTTGTAATAATCTAAGTTTCCAGGATCTGTAACTGTTCCTGATGCGTCTAATCTTGAATCTATTTCTTGTAATTTTTCTTTCATCGTATTCACTTTTGCAACAATTACATCTTCATTGTCAGTTATTGTAGGTAATAATGCATTGAAACTTGCTTCCTCTAGAGGACCAACTTGTGCACCCCTTAGAGCTTTAATAGCACTCTTTTTAAATTCTTCTATTGTAACATTAAAAGCTGCAGCTTTAGGATTCATGTTTAATGCTGCAGTAGCTTTTGCTATTCGACCTGCTATAGGTCCACTTCCTATTTCTCTTACACCTAATAAAATTTTATCTGCTTGTTTTAGTGTTGCAGATCTGTCGGCTGCTTTTTCTCTTTCACCAAAAGTAGGCTTATCAGCGATACCGGTTACTACACCATCTTTTACTTTTACTACTAACCTATCAGCTTTATTAAAACCTAATGATTCTTTTTCCGCTGCAGTTGCAGATCTTACTGACTCTACAGGATCTTTTTCTTGTGCTTCTTCTAATGCAATTAAAGTAGTAGGTAGTTTTGCTGTTCCTTCTCCAACAGATCTTAAAACTCCACTAAGTAAACCTTCACCTTGTCTTTGTGTAGATTGTAATAAAGGAGCAGCAAATGTAGAAGCTATAATAGCTTTTTCTCTAGAAGATAATCCACCAGTTTGGAAATGTTGTACATTTAAAATACCACCTTTATTTAATTGTTTCGGTCTATGTTTCGCAAAATATCTATCTCGAAACATTTTTCTAGTTAATACTTTATCCATATTACCTCGGCTGCATTAAGTTATATGTAGAATATGCACCTAAACCTGCACCTAAAGCTTGGCCTAAAGGATTAGATCCTGGAGCCGTGGTTGCTGTAA